TGCCCAGACTTGAACCTCGACCTCTTCAACGGTAGGCTTAGGACGGTTGACCTTAGCCAGTATTAGTTGCTTTAAGAATTCAATCATTTCACACCTTTCATCATTTCTTCAGTCTTAGCCTTGCTACCAGCAGAACTACCGCGATGGAAGTTCACCACCGTACCCGTCAGAGTCCAGAGCGATCCCAAAGCCGTGAAAGCCATCGACTTGTTTTGCTCTGGTACGCCAACAATAAACACCACAAAGGTCATGGTGAGAGCGCCAGCAATGATTGATGTGTCGATTACATAGGCAATGTTCTTTGCTAACCAAGACGCTGTGGCAGAGTTCTGTATCTCTGAATTCATCTTCCTTGCGTCGGCAGTATTGGCTGCATCAATCTTCGCCATCTCCAACTCAAGCTCCGCTATCTTTTCAGCAGCCTTTGGATCGCCAGCAATAGCCTTTGCAACGGCATCAACACTATCAGACACGCCAAACTTACTAGCCAAAGCGGTAACAGCAGCGCCACCCAAAGGACCAGCGACAGCCATTGCCAGCGTGGGTGCGACACCCTTGAGAAGACCGAGTAATTCATTCATTTAGACTCCTTGAGTTCTCGTTTGAGTTTACGAAGTTCCTTCATCTCTTGTTTTAACTGCGCCTTCATGTACATCGTTTCAATGTAAGACAACGAAGTGACTGCCACTATGATGCATACCGCTACACCAATCAAAACCCACCAGATAAGTTTCGTATTGCCCACATCAACCATCCAAAAATTAAAGAAATGAATGTCACAGCAATAGCGCTACTTATCAACTCAATTTGTCTGATCTCCTCTTGTTCTCGCTTCCATCTTGCCAATCTAGTCCTGCGAATTGTCTCTGACCTTGCCCACTCCTGCTCACGCTCAATCTTGCCATGCATCACCAAAAACCTACTGTACAAGTCCTTCAGCTCTGGCGGTGCATAGACCATCGCCTCTCTGGTCTGCTCCATCAACTTCTCCATCTGCAACTCAATCAAAGCACGCTCAATGGCTTTCTTTGATGTGTTCTGATCTGGGTTGTACTTAGTCTTTGATTCCTCTTCGAGTTCCGCGTAGTAGTTGTTTATTTGTTGTTGCGTGTCAAAGAGCGTACCAATGTTGTCGCCCACACTTTTAATGAGCTGTAACTCCATCTCTTCGTAGGACTGCTTGGCTGCAACTGCTTTGGCTTTCGTTTGCGCCACAGGCTTTGCAGCTTCAACTTTATCTGGCTTGGAGACAAAGAGACCAATAAACCAGTCAAATATTCCCTTGACTGCCTTAAGGTCTGACTGCACTCCCTCAATGGTTTTTTTAGCAGACTCAAGCTGAATACGACCTTGGTGTAAAAAATCGCACCCCTGCTTGATAGCGCTGAAAGCACCCTGTGCCAGCATGAGTAAAGAGAAAGGGTCAATGCTTTACCTCTTTATAAATCTGGTACAGCTTGTGGCAGATCATCAAGACTGTGTAGATCAGAGTCGCCCACAGCACCAGCTCGCCTACCTGATAGCCAGCGACAGTTGCCAATGACACGCCTACTGGCGGTGCTACCTTGGTAGCAATAGCGCCTATGGTTTCTTCTTGGTGTGTCACGCTGATGTATCCGCAGGCTCTGGCGTGTTGCCTTCTTCCAGCCACTTTAAATAGGCTTGGTAGTCTGAATTAGCGGGGTCAAATGGGATGCAAGCACTATCGGTTGTGCGGATAACCCAGCAAATAGAATCAATAAATTTTAATTTGTGTAATTTATACATTTTATAACTCCGCATTTAAAGTTACATAGTTACTAGGGTTTGCTGGAGAACCAATTAAAAATCTATTGGCAGTCATACCTGAGAAGTTATTAAGCCGAATAGTATTTACAACATTATTTGCATTTCCAAGAGGAGCAATAGATGTTGAACTTTGTGTATATGGGCCAACTTGGTCATCGTAAACAGTTAAAACTCCATTTTGTCCTAAAGTAGCATTTGCTCTCATTGGCGTAAAACAAGACACAATCATGTCAGCAACAGTAGATGTTGTTGCATTTCCAGCGGTTGGATGAACTAATTGATAGTACCTTTGGCACAAAATTAACTCAGTACCATAAGGTCTGTAATCAAACGATGTTGCGGTACTGCCTTTTTCTAGTTGTACGCCTGTGATGTAGAAGGTTGCACCGTTTGTTCCTACTACTGATACAGAACCAGTTACACCATGTTTTTCACTTCCTGTCCATGCACCAGCAGTTCCCAAGAATGTTGAACCGCATCCAAGATTAAAGAAAACAACTACCCCTGCGGTATTACCAGTAGCCCAAGTTCCTGTGGTATCTCCAGCAATGGTTATTGAAGCACTTGTCCAAGTATTTGCAGAAGAAACTGTAAAAGAAAATGGATAAGAACGAGTGCCACCGCCATTAACTAATGAACCGCTAAACGAACCAGTTAGGCTTGAATATACTTGGAATGACAATGTTACAGCCTTAGCATTGGCAGTTCCCCATGCTAAATCGGCAACATTAAAACCTTCAATATGTTGTTCAATATTAATTTGCTCTGATGAACCAGCCGTATATGCCGATAATGAAGTAACACCTAAATAATTTGTAAATCCTACTGGCGGTGTAACAGAACCAGCATTTTGTTGAATACTTACTTTGCCTGATGGGTCAGCACCATATTGCCATCTATCAAGGGTATATGTAAAACCGCCTGATGGGGTTACGCTAGAAGTGCCGTTGCGTTGGCTTATCACCATCGCACCATTGATGATGCGGTTCTTGAAGCCAAAATTGCTAGACGCATTGAATACATCTGAGCCGTTAACCTTGGCGGTAATCTCACCAGTACCTTTTGCGACTAACTTGAATCCGATATTGGTATCGTCACCAGATGCAGTTAATGTTGGAGCGCCACCAGTTGCAGCATTTGCAAGCGTTACTTCATTGACTGCCGATGTTGTTGCGGATACTTTAAGCAGCTCGTTGCCATTGGTATCAATGACATCGCCAACTATCTTTAGCTTCTTACCGCTACCAACATTAAGACCGACCGATGTTCCAGTACCTGCTGCTGCAAAGATTGCATCAACCGAGTCCAAGTCGGTATTGATCTTCGTACCCCATGTATCGGTACTAGCCCCGACTTCGGGTTTAGTCAGTAATAGGTTGGTTGTTGTGGTATCTGCCATAGTTCACCTTCATGCTGGGACTTGCGTCCATGTTTCTGAATTGTCTGCGATTGCTGTCCAAGTCTCTGGCGTATCTGCCTCTGCCGTCCAAGTCTCTGCCGTGTCTGGTATTGCACCCCATCCAAAGCCAATCATTGTCCCGACCGAGCCAGATGCCTCAGCCCCAATTATCTCAATACTTATGCCGTTTGTAACGCTACCGACTGAACCAGTACCTTCGACACCAGTAATGGCAACAAAGGAGATTGTCTCTGGTGACATCGTGCCGACAGCACCAGTTGACGAGCTACCTGTGAGAATTGGAGATACTAAGACTGAGTTAACAGATAAGGTTGAATCGTTACCTGTAATGGCAAAACTTAAAGATATGCCGACCGAGCCGACATTACCCGTGGCAATGTTGCCGTCTTCTTGCTCGGATATGTCTACGCCAAGCGTGCCAATACCAAGGGTTGACGAATTATCACTAATGACGACATTACCGATGCCATAGACACCTAAGCCGTAGTAGCCAGAGCCGTAAGCAGCCATTGCGCTGCCTCTTTATTAAGCGAGTCTGATCAAGCCTGTGCTTGAATCATTTGTCGGCATGGTTAAGGTAAATGTTCCAGCCGTAACGGTCTGAGAACCGAAGGTGTGGACGCTGACTGCCTTATTAGACTGGCTTGAGTTGTAGATCAAGACAGCATCAAAGGCAGTTGATAGGGTCACATTGGAGTATGTGATGCTGGCGCTTGGAGTCACAAATGCCGTCGTGCTGGTAGAGCTTGGCGCTGTACCAAATGTCACCGTAGCACCGCCAGCCGTGTAGTTAGTGCCAGATACCTCACCAGTTGCTGAGTATGCAGTCGTCGTTGCGTTGACCGTTGCAGACGCAAGGTATAGCGCAGCCTTGAAGGTGTCGGCAGTTGATGCGGTGTGAGCTGGGACGCTAGTTGAGAATGCGTGTACAGCGTTGAGTAAATCAACCTTGAAACTTGTACACATTGCTTGCGTGTTAGCCATAAATTTCCTTAACTTAAAGATTGGGCGACTGCTTCACCAGTCACATTTCGTTTTAAGGTCATATGGACTGAGCGATGCACAAGCTCGCCTTCTAGCCAATATTCCACCCAGTTCGTCGTCTCGTTGTCGGTGTCGGTAGTGCCTTCTCGCTTCTCCAGCAAGGAGACATCCATCTCACCCTTTGTCGTGTTTACTAGCATCTGTTATCCCAAAGTCCTTGCGCGTGCAATCAATACACCGCCAGTTGAAGAGCTACGATCATCTGCTTGCGTGACCTCTTCAAGACCAGCTCGGTACATCGATGCCCATACAGCAATTCTCGCATCATCTTGCAGGTACGGTGCTGCTTGCATGAGAGCACCGTACAAGTAAACATCAGGTGCAGCAGTTAGTAAAAAGTTTGTTGTGTTCGCAGTTGATAACTTACTCAACTTTGCGTAATAAATAAGCTCACCTGTATATGCGGTGTCTGGTACTGGTAGATAGCGAAACTGCTCACCCACCACCGTGAAAAATATAGGTTTGGCAGCCGAACGATAAGTAACCGCCAAGGTGTCCATTGAGTCGATAGTCTCAAACCCCAATGGGGTGACGGGGTTGGTATCGAGCTTGAAAGACTTGACTTCCAAGAAGTCATTGGGTACTGCTGAGTATTCGGTAGTGATCGACGCAGTAGCACGCACGATCATCTGTCTGGTGCGCAAGTTTCTCTCGATCTGAGCCTCTGCCAAACTAATAAAGTCAGGGATAGCAGTCGTCAGGTCTGTGCGGTTAAGCCAGTCCCCGACCGAGGTCTTCAGTTCAGCATAGGTTGTGAGCGCCATCTTCAGCCTTTTGTGCTTTCTCCAAGTCGCGCATCACCCAAGTGTGATCGTGCTTGAATTCAAATGTCCCAATGTGTCCGATCTCTTTGGACACATCATGGTCTATGTAGATTTTAAAGCCAGCAGCCTGTGCTTTACGGCAAAAGAATACATCCTCTCCAACATACCCGCGCTTATCGGTACGCCAAGGAGTATCGAACCAAGGTTCACTCAAAGCCTCAAAGACCTTGCGCTTGATCAGCATGACACCCATGCCAATCGAGCCGACTTCCTCAATCCCTGTGGACTCTGGCATCGTGTAGATGAGCACACGCTCACCGTTCTCGTCATAGCGCTGGGCAGTTGGACCTGTGGGCATCCTGCGCCTTGCACAGTTCGTTGCCACGACATCCAAGTCATGCGCTAAGAGTCTCTCAATCATGTCTTGCGGGAAGGTCATGTCTGAGTCAACAAACAAGATATGGGTACAACCCTCTGCCATTGCGTCTAGACACAGATCAGCACGCTGGGTCTGGATAAGTGTTCCTTGCATAATCTTCAAGGACACGGCATCAGTCGTGTTAATCGTGTGGTGCGCCACCATGTTGGTCATGCAAAAAGCATAATTTGCGTGAACCATGTCACGCGCTGGTGTGCAGACTGCAATGTAGTTTGGGGTCATAGTTGTCCTGATCTAGTTCTGAAATACTTGTTTTCTGGGTCATTTAGCCAACGCTTCATGTAGGCTTCGTCTTCTAGCTTGCCTTCAGCCTTGAGCTGGAAGTAGATAGACATCGGGATGCTGGCGACTCTGCTCCACTCGCCCCAACGAGCACGCTCATCGACCTGTGCGTACTCTTGCTTATTCTCTTCAATGATCGCAGTCACATCTTGCTGTGTGTGAATCGTTGCCTGATTCGTTTCATCGTTAAATTCAAATGTGCGCGTGATCCCCTGATCAGCGTCTGTACTAAATAGTCTTTTTTCAATCATGTAAAAAAAGGGTCTGAGTTTCCCCAGACCCTTCGTTAGTTCAATTAAGAAGTAACTAAGTCAGCAGCAATGCCGTGAGCATTCTCTGCCAATACTTTGTGACCCCACTCAACGATCAGCATACGCTTTTCAGCGTCGCCAGTCTTTGCCAACTCAACTTGTTGGTAAGGACGCAACATAGTGACTTTTGCGTAATCTGGATCGATCACGAAAGCGTCACGCTCGCGCTGGAAGCGATTAGGCACGACTTGCACATTGCCGAAGTCAGACACATAAATGTCTGCTGCGCCAATGATGGTTGCAGGACGAGCACCGCCATCAATGTTGAAGCGTGAAGATGCGATACCAGAGAAGCCAGACACGCGCTGCTTGTTGACTGGACCAGTCATCAAGATTTTTGGTGTACCGCCAGAAGTCCAAACTTGTTGAATAACATTCTTCAAGATGGTCTCTGTGAAAGTACGCACATTGCCGTCACTACGAGCGCCAGTAGGCACAGTCGTGTAAGTGGGGTTAGCACCGTTCGTCTGCATATCGTAGTTAGTCTTGATGAAGGCTTGCAATGAAGCAGTACCGCGAGCTGTTGTGGTGTTACCAGCAGCAGCGACAGCACCGTTCAACATTGAAAACTCTTGATCACGCTTCAACTCAGCGCTACGCTTGGCAATTTGGTATGCCAATTCAGAGCGACGACCAGCCTTGTTGACGGTCTCTTCAGTTGCAGACAAGACGATTGTTTTACGGCTGATCTGTGCATAGTTTTGCAAACGCACAGTAGCAGTAACGCTATCGAAAGAAGTTACATCGTCGCCTTCGAGCTGCTTGTTAGCTGCTGCGGTTGCGAGTGTGTCGGTTTGCCACTCAAACAATGAATTGCTGATTGACTCGCGTCCGACATTGCTCATGTAAGGAGTCTCTTCGGGAGCGATATTAGTGATGATGTTGGATAAGTCCTCGCGGATACCCTTCGCATCAAATGTGGTGAATGTGTTGGTTACGATTGCCATTTGAGTGTCCTATTTCAAAAGAAGTTCTATTGCGGAGGCAGCGTCATTGACGCGACCTGACTTTGCAAGACGCTGTTTTGCGCGTGTACTTTCAGTTGTTGTAGAGACGCGACCTGCTGCACTAGGCTTGGCGGGGCGAGGACCGTTGTTGATCACAGGCTTGATCTGTCCACGCTTGGACATCATCTGGTCATAGAGTGCTGCTTTACGCAACGCAATGACAGCTCTGTGGTCATAGACATTCTTGAGTTCATCCTCACTAAATCCGATCTTCTGACCAAACTCAATAAGTAGAGCTTTTTCAGCCTTAGCCTTCTTGGAGTCTTTCCATTCGGGTACGGCTTGGATTAGGGCTTCTTGCTGTGTGGCAAGGTGAGCTTGCATCTCCTGTGCTCTTTGATGTGCTGTGAGTTGAGAAAGTCGCTGCTGCTCAGACTGAATAGCTGCGAGTTTGTCTTGCTTCTGGCGCATCACTTCTGACTGTCTCACCCACTCGATGGGGTCTTCGTTATAAAGACGATCCATATCGACAGGTGCTTCAGTTGACTCAAGTTGCTGTTTCAACGCTCCCAATAACTGGGCGT